CTCCAGACTTATAAGTCTCGAGACTCATCATACACACCAGGCGATGTTAAACACATCTACTCGCCATAGCATTTCTGTAGTTCACCCTTCAGTCGGGGGCTCTCTTATTCAAAAAGAGCACGATGTCGGTGCGGACGGTCCGTATGACGGGACACAATCGGCAGCGAAAACTCGTGCGGTTGATAAACAGATGCAAACAGTTAGCTACTTGTGGAATAGGTAGTGGCCTTGACATGTAACAGTGTTTGGGTTGATGATATACCCCACGAAAACGACAACGGTCGTTAGTGGGACACTGTATGACTTAGGAACGAAGAGGATGATGTAGTACTACACTCTTCTAAGATGTATTGAAGCCGGAGCGGATTCCGTCGGCAACAAAGCAAATACAATATGTTCCTATTCAAGTATGATGGAGACGCCTTTAAGGATAAAAGGCCTTCACGTGTATGGGAGAGTCAATTTCCCATGGTATAGCGGGCAATGCCTTATGCCATACACGTGTTGACGGAGCGAACCTAGTTCGCTAGGGTGGACATGCCGACGATCGTAAGATCGTACGACGTGCCTGCGACGATGGTGTTGTTAAACGTCAGAGTCGTACCAGCAACAGCGTTGAGAACGATGTTCTGGAATGTACTTGTGGTAGCTGAACCACCTACCTCTTCACCAACAAGGAAGAAGGAAGTGACCAGACTCCCAGACGCACTGACAGCCGGAGCGCCAGTTTGCGTTGTACTCGTAGCAGACAAGCTGTAATACGAGACCAAGTATCGACCTGGGACGTTGAACGTAATAATTTCACCAGTCGCAGGGACAGTAGCAATGCCACTGTTACTACCAACGCCAACCGCTTGATTCGGGAAAGCGTTCGCAGTAGTCTGAGTAGTGCCTGTAATGTGCAACACATTCGACAAGGCAACCATACCCCCTGGTGGTAATTGGGGAGTATGTAGCGTTACATCGTAGTAACACCATACTTTGGACCAGTTAACAGCGGTTCCATCTGTTGTTGCGATGAACAAGTTACCAGCATCATACGTCTTGATGTCTGTGCCTCCTACAGCACCAGTACGTAGGAAGAGACGTTTGCCAAGTGGGTGCAAACGATCCTTCGGTAACTTACAACAGATATCCTTCCACGGAGCATCCTCTACAAGATCCTTGTAGGATGAGGCGGAAATTTCATCCGTGGGAGCAGCATCCTCTGCGTCGTAATCTGGTATCAACGACAGAGAGCCTGGAATATTCGAACCCGTTCGAGTGAACGCGTGGAATTCCAGTTTGTTCCACATGTAGGTTTCCCAACCTACCGCCTGTGTCGCCAACCATTTGAGAAAGGTTGGTAGACCAGGTTGAAGCGGTATCGTGGTAGCGACAGTAAAGTTCGCTGACCCGACTACGTTTGCCACAAGCTCCTTGTGGACAATACGTACCCAATCCGGTCCCCTCATGATGACGGGTTCGTTTTGGGACACGCCTGTGGCGTATGCGGCCGCAACACTCCGTTGCGGTTGCTGCTTGACTTGCTTTTGAAGTCTGTCCTGCAAAGCCGTGTAGTTCTGACTACGGCCGGGTTGAGCGCGGTTTGCACCGCCGCCTCGACCACCCTGCGATCCAGGTTTACGTCCCTGGGGACGGGAAGTTTTAGGACTTGCCTTTCCTTTTGACTGATTCATTGGATCCATAGCAGTCAAACTATCGACTGTTCATCTACATGAAGTACGGTACACAGCAACATGCTGAGTACTCCCAGAAGTCTGGGGTTCTTGGTATTCTCCGTACTCTACCCGTGCAGTCTGTTGGCATAACCAGCAGGCGTCCATCCCTTTAGGACCGAATAGTGCACACAGCAGCCTCCTCGACCGCTGCACCTACCTTAGCATCGACATTTTTATAGCGATTACTCGCAACGATTTTAGGTAGTAAACATGTAGACCCAAACAAGTGAACTTTGGTTTCTCATAAACGACAGTGGGAACAGAACTACTTCGCCAGGCCTCACAGCCAGCACCTCGCGGTGCTCGATCACCTCACGGTGACTACCTCACGGTAGAATAGTTCGTCGAATACGACCAGTTGTAGCCCCGGGGCAGCACTTTTGTGTCATGCTACCCCGTATTAGCCTATTGATGGTATACAGGGCTGGGCTCCCAACTCTTCACTTGGCATTTCTTTAATGGTAACTTGGAGTTTGCATCTCCTTATGGCTCTGTGGTTGACTCCACCATAACCTAGTCAGCCGTCGTGGCGAGGGCGGAACATTCCGAATCCTCTCTTTAGACCACGCAGCATGGATCCAAGTGCGCCATTACTAGCACACCGAAACCGCGACACGGTCTCGTCTATCAGACGAAAACCAATACTCGCGAGTATCGTGACACCTATAAATATCACAATCAACCAAAGGTTGATAGGCATCTTTAATGACTGCCTTACAGACTACGTTCGATGGAATACGTACGCCTTTGTGATTATAGGTGAGTCCTTCCTCCTCCCCTGTTGACATGGGTTCCATCATCCAATTAGGATAGTGGACAGGCAGAGATACTTCTCTACACTGAGGTGGCATAGGACAGTCGGCGGGGACTAGCACTCGTAAGTGCCAGTCAGGATGGTCCGGAAAGTTATTAGACTCAGGATCCTCGTCGACTTGTTGACCGACCGGTTTGAACAGTTTTGTTCGAAACGGTGTCATATGACGGTGGTGGCTATAAGCCGCCAATCGCTCTTGATAACCATTAACAACACAATATGGTTCCATAGCGATCTTATCATTTTCCGTCATCAACAGAGCTCGTTTTTGAGAAATATACGAGATGTTGGGGTTGTTCATACCTAACCCCCCAAGGTGGCGGGGTAGAAAGTAGTTCAACCGATGACCGTCTGCAGACAATGACGCGAGTTCTAGCTTTTTGTTGTTATAGGCTAGAAAGCGCTGGTGTGCGTGTGTTGGATTTAACGCACCAGCCAAAACCTCGTTGTAAAGAAATTGAACGGGTTTGTCCTTTATGTCTGAGACACGGGCAACTTTTGATTGTCCCATTAACATACCAACATTGTAAAAAGGTATGTCTTCTACAACGCTCCCACAAACGCGAAATAATTCGCTATTCACCGTACAATACGATTTGTGGAAGAAGTTCTTACCAGGTGAGGGAAATAAACCCACCTCTGGAATGGTGCTGAGCCAATTGGAATAGAGCTCAGGTGTGGTGCGAAAAAGAATATCGTCACCATTGACTAGAACGCCGAGCTGATTAAAGTATTCAGTCGCCGGTTCTACAGCATGCCAGTATGTGCACAAATTAATAGCACATAGGATGAAAAAGCTTAACACCGAGCCCATTAATTGGCCGGTCCCCTGAAGAATTGGGGAGAGTGACGGATCACTCTGTAGCTTCAAGAACTCCGAATCAGGCGCATTCGCCTCGAGCAGTTGTTGATATTGCTCGCTAGTACCGTCAAGGTACTCAGGATCAGGGTTGTAGTGTTGGGGGTAGTGAATCATATGTTCGTACAAGACCTTACGATAATAATCATAACGCAGGTCATATGAATTCACATGGTACATCTTGAGGACTATACGCTCAAAGAACGCTTTAGTAATCTCAATTTTCACATTATCTGTGGCAGCGGAGAAGTCTCCACTAGCAAATGTACCATCAGGACAGCGATCTATCAACCATCTTATATGGTCCTTTGATAGAGGTTCGCCAATGAGCGAGAACTGCTTCATACGTCGCATGAAACCATGTACTGACAGCTGTAAGCCTTTGGAATAGGCGTACAGGGCTGCGTTACCCTTGGTAATCACACGGACTTTGAGCGGTTCACACACAGGGTGCGTCATCGCACTGCAATGTTCGACAGCCATCTCTGTTTCAAAATGGCCAAAAAAGTCATATGTCGAACCCGAAACCTTATTCGGAATTGCAAAGCCACGTCGAGACGTGACCCCACTGTGAGGATTAAAACTCATGGATAACAACTCATCATTTGTTGTTATACCTTCCTGAACCGCACGGTGTAATAGGTACCCTTTGGCACCTCCCGTCTTTTGCGGATTTTCCCAACATGCCGACCGCGAAAACTCATTAATCTTCGCGGCCTGCCCAAAGTCAATGTTGTCAAGTATCTGATCGAATTTAGATACTAAGGATTTGACAAACATCGGCTTACAAGGTTCACTGTTCTTCACAAGAGTATCTCGATGTTTCTTGAGATTCTTGTAGATGAATTCTTCCGGTACACACGCCGCAGCCCTTTTAAGCTGCGCTATGGACCAGAACAAGTGCTGATTGCGCTTACTCAAACCAGAAATTAATCGGTTTCGTAAGTACACACGCAAAGCACCAGTGAAGAGGAGCGGTAACTTCGAATATTCTTTGTTACCTATCTTTGGAGCAGGCGGCAGAACTGCCTGCTTTAAGCTCCGTGCGTGGAGGTACGTACAGTGATACTTCAATAAGTCAATGTACTCTTGATACGATCCTACTTGTATCAATTCCCTCACGCAGGATACAATGGTCTCCAGAGAAAAGCGCTGATAAAAATTGCGCTCCCTGTCTGCGAGAATCTCGATAAGGCCTATCGAAACGTTCAATACCGACTGAACCCATTGTACCCCAAACCACGCATGCGATAAGATCGCATGCGTGGGGCCATCCTCGCGAACCAGCAAACCTTTAAACGTTGTGTTAAGAACTTTTAACACACACCGTTTGTGTGCTGCACTGTCAAAGTGCAACATTGCTGGCTCACGGTCGTCCTCACGACGACTAAGAGCGAGAGACAACAGATAAAGGCCGTTACATGGTGTAACGGTTTCGTCCTTATTCAAGGGACGTTTACTATTGTGCTTCTGCA